CAAGCTCATGAACGCCACGGGTGGTCTGCTACCCGAGCGCGACTACACGTACATGTTGTTTCGATTCACGTGCGCGACCAAGAATGTGTGCCGGTACCCCTAGGTTGCTGTCGGTATAAACTCCCATGAAATCTCGTTGGTGATGAGCTTCCAAATCTCATCCTGTCGGTGCAGCTTCTCCTTCGACTTGAGGAGCGGAAAGCACGGCAGATATTCATCCTCGCCGAGGAGCTCGCAAAACTTGTAGAGCGTAAAACTGTACGACAAAAAGTTTTTCCGATCCGCCGGACAATGCTTCTCAAAAGGTTTTTGAATCTGACCAAACATGAGTCGAAGCTTGTCTTCGAGTTCTTGAGGCATGGTTGGCGGCTTGACGCCGTTGAGAATCGTTGTGATGTATGGCGCGTGTTCGTAGTACTTGTTGAGGCCGAGCTTTTTGAGCAGGCCGCGCACTTTGCGGTGCGTAATCTCAGACGCATCCTTGATCTTCTGCTTTTTAAACTCGAGACGCAGCTGCGTAATCACGTCATCCGGTACACTCGTCGACTCTTTCGCCTGAAATTGAGCGACCCACTCGTTGAAATGGTTTTCGCGCTTGTACGAATAGACGACGTTCCGATCCATCTCCTGTTCCTCCTTGAATCCACGCTCGTTGCACAGAACGTACTGCACGTAGCCGCATTCACTGCACACATGGTCACTCGTCTCGTGCTCAAAGACGATCGACCACTTGGCTTTACATTGTGCGCACTCGGACGGAACGTCGATGGCTGACGGCTTTTGGTACTTTTCGACCGTCGTATCCTCGACTCTGGACATGTATTCGTCAAAGATGTCCTTGCGCTTGATACCACCGGGGCGATCGGTCGTGTACTCTTTGATGTGCGGTATACACTGAGCTATGTATTCGTACAGTGCGTCGGGATCATCCTCGAGTTCCTTTATACGCTCGTTTATGCGCCGTTCCATAAGTTATAAAGAGTGTACATCTTTATAAGTTATGGACATTGTCGCCGCCTTGGCCCCTAAAAATATGACGGTACGTGAGGTGGCTGACATCGAAGGGTCGAACCTCAAGGCGATCACGTACGTCTTCAACGCCCGAGAGTACACGCACGTTGGAACCTGGCCGATGAATCACGGCGCGCCAGGGTTTCATGTCCCGATTGCAACCGCAGAGATTATTGACACGAATCAGGATATCACTGACCAACTCCGTCGGTTCGCCGGCCCTCGAAACGTCATCACCGGGGACACCATCCGGTACGCATTGGGGACATGGAAGTTGAAGCCCCGTGTGACTTTCAGGGGATGGTCCATACGGATCGTCTTCGTCCCCGTGCTCGTCGTACCGGATCAAATCCCGGCGGTCCGAGTCACGACCGTGCTCGGTCACATATCCTCCGACTTTTGGGCCAAGTAAAACTTAATCTCGCCGAGGTTTGCAATGGCATACCGGAACACCATCGGCATGTTCGGCTCGCTAAACTGAAACAGCTGGACGCTCGAACACAGGTTGGTCGCCTTGGTATACATGTTGATGTACTTGAGGGCGTACGTTCCACCGACCGGCTCGTCGCGATCGACCGGGGGACAGTCGAGCGTCGTCATCTGGTCGGCGAAATCACCGGCACAGCTGAGCTCGAGCGTGGTCTTTGTACGTTTGATCGTCATCTCGGTCGACAGGTTCGCCATGTCGCGCGCGATGCGTTGAAAATCAACCGATGGAATGGTCGTCACGATATCCATGTCAATGTCCGGTACATTCAGATCATCCTCGTTAATGTCGAGCAGCTTGAGCTTGAATGTCGTCGTCGAGTGCTTGACCGTGTTCTCAATCTCAATCTCGAGCACGTCGCGACCCTGCATGCGCATGATGAGCGAATCGTTGTTCGTCACCGACTTGAGCAGCTTGTGCGTGTTGGCCATGTTGAGCCCGGCAATCACCTCAGTCTCGCACGTGTACGCCTCGAAATTCTCAGCCGGCAGAAACATGTGGACGAGCGTCACGCGCGCCGTATCGAGCGTGACGATCCGCACACCATGTGGCGTGAAATAGACGTTGACGTCATTCACGATATCCTTGAGCACCTCAAAGATCGTGCGTAGCGCACTCGCCTGAATCGTCTGAAGGTACATGGGGAACATGCGCCCGTGGTTTTTATCTATAAGTACTGTAGATGGAAGTCCTGATTGCAGTTGCGGTTGTCGCCGTACTGATCGTTTTTGTGATGATGACCCGAACGTCGTATGCAACCGGTGACGACGAATTGGTACGCACGTTGTACAGACAGGCGGCGCGCTACGCAGTCGCGAGCATTCAAGACGACGCCGAGGTGATTCAGATGTTGCACGCCAACTATGCGATGGGCTACCTGCTCGCGCTCAAGGATGTTGCGTCGACCGAGGATTTCAAACGCGCAACCGGTGAGGACCTGAACGCATTCGAGCGTAAGATTGCCGAGATTCAGGATGCCGCCACGACCCGCATCATAAAGGATCGCCCGGATCTCAGACCGCTCGAGGATCCAACCCTTATGCGCGCCATTTACTTTTCTTAGTCATGTGTAATGCCGACCGTCACGGTGCGTCGTAGCCCCAAGGTGGACAAGAAATGGCAGGCGACGTTCAACGTCGACGGACGGGTCCGCCACGTCAACTTTGGCAGTAAAGGCTATCTCGATTACACTATGCATAAAGACGCTTCGCGGATGCACCGTTACCTCACGCGTCACCGGAGTCGTGAATCGTGGGGTCCGAGTGGACGGTACACTGCGGGTTTTTGGTCACGTTGGTTCCTCTGGTCCAAGCCGAGCCTCGAGGGTGCACGTCTTGCGACTCAGCGTGCGCTCGGCTCTGGATGGCGCGTTCAGCTTCGGGCATGAAGCGCCATGTGACACTCTGTGTGAAGCACCCGAAGATTTGCTAGGGTCGTCGGTCCCCCCTGACTGTACGGCTTGTCATGGTGTCCCTCGTATTTCTGACCCCACTCGATCGGCTTTTCGCATTCGGGACACACGCCCCCCTGCTCTTTGAGTTTCATCATCTGTTGGGTCGGCGTAAACAGACGCGGATCGTCGAGCTGCTCGACAATGTCGTGAATGTCACGGTCGATGCGGTACATGAGTCGTTTCTGATACGGTCCGTTCCGCTCACCACACCCAAGTATGCTCGCCATTTCCGGTGATGGCATGTCGAGCATCAGGGTCGCGTACTCGACGAGACGCGTTTCGCACCGCGTGAGCATCGGGCGCGCCTGACACCAGCGTGCAATTCGGCCGATGAGCGTGAGCAGAATAATTTCATTCGGCTTTTCGTCTAGGATCTTATGCTTCTCGAGCATCGCATAGACGTCCCGGAGGTGTTTCAGACGCGCATCCAAGTGCGTTTTCTTAGCCTCAAAGTTGGAAACCACATCGGACGTCTTTCCGAACGTCGCTGTGCGCCACTTTTTGTACATGTCAGGGGTGGAACTAAAATTGGCAGGGGCAGCCGGTTCGCTCAAGGCGAGCAGCTTCATGAGCTGTTCCTCCGGCTCGCCACGTTTCGGCTTCTCCTTCTTCTTCGATCCCGGCTTCAGTGGAGGCGGTGCAGGGTTCAGGTGCGTCCCGAGCCAACTCTGTGACTCGGTCTCGAGTAGAGCGTAAAAGACGTGGTAGATTGGCTTGTACATTTCGTACTGGTTCAGTTTACTCCCCGAGTTGTTGAGCCGGACCCACAACGCCGCAAGCTCCTCGGGATTTTCCGCCAACGTGGGATCGAGGACGTGAATGAGAAACTTGTAGTTGCTAATCTTCGCCTTGTCCTCGGGGGTGAGATCCCGAAAGTACTTTCCGATGTACCTTTTCAGTGGGCTCGTGTCCCATACGATCGAGTTCGATCGAACCTGCTTGATCATAATATCGTTCGAAACAAACCCACACGAGGTCTCGAACCTGTGCGCGCCGTCAAACACGTGATCCATAGGATGCTTCTGGTCCTGGAAAATGTAAATTGGCGGACACGGGAGACCCTTGAGGATGGTGTCAATCATGGCCATCTCGTCGGCCAATTCCCACGAGTTGTTTCGCATATTGAAAATTCCTCGAATCACGAGGAGACGATCTCCATTTTCAAAGTTGCAGAGCACCTCCTGCCTGCATGCATTGGCATACTTTACAGTCATGGACGTCTCCATCTTTTCTTACCGTGTAGGCGCACGGTTGCTTTAGGTCTTCTTTTCATGGACGTACTGTGCCCATGAAAAGAATCGCTCCCGGCAGGTTTCGAACCTGCGACTTTGAGGTTAACAGCCTCACACTCTACCAACTGAGTTACAGGAGCACGGGCGCTAGGCGCCCTCGAGGTTCTAGGGAGAATCGAACTCCCGTTGCGAGATCCCTCTTTCAAAAACGCAGTTTTTTCAGAGTCTCACGTACTAACCGCT